GTAAGCACGGTTTGGGAGGGGCTTTGTGCAAACCTGTCATCGAAAGATGATAAGGCGGCACACTGCTACCTCACGAAAAAAAGCTCATTGAAGCTCTGGAAGAGGAAAACGTGTTCCGTCCTCTGGCAACGAAAATTCAGACCGCATCCGGCGACCGCAAGATTCCGATTATCACGCAAAAGGGCGAGGCAGTTTGGATGGAAGAGGAAGAAGCCTATACTTTGTCGGATGATACTTTTGGACAGCTTAGCCTTTCCGCCTATAAAGTTGGCACGGCAATTAAGATTTCGGAAGAGCTTCTGAACGACAGCGTTTTCGACCTTCCGGCATACATTACGAAGGAGTTTGCACGCAGAATCGGGGCAAAAGAGGAAGAAGCCTTCTTGATTGGCGATGGTGTCGGCAAGCCGACCGGTGTTTTTGCAGCCACTGGCGGAGCAATGGACGGCGGAACCACAAGCGGTGCAAACATCAGTTTTGACGATATGCTGGAATTGTTTTATTCCATCAAATCGCCTTATCGAAAGAAAGCAGTCTGGTTACTCAATGAACAGACGCTGAAAAATCTGCGGAAAATTAAGGATTCCAACGGGCAATATATCTGGCAGCCTTCGATTTCGGCTGGGATTCCGGACACGATTTTGAATCGTCCCTACGTCACTTCCGTGTACGCTCCTACGCCGGAAGCCGGAAACAAGGTGGTTGCATTCGGCGATTTCTCGTACTATTGGATCGCTGACCGGCAAGGCAGAAGTATGAAGCGACTGAACGAATTGTTCGCCATGAATGGACAAGTCGGCTTCCTTGCCAGTCAGCGTGTCGATGGAAAATTGATTCTGCCGGAAGCCGTGAAAACGCTGACCTTAAAGGCGTAAAAAAGAAAGCGGGTGGCGTGGGTGGTAACATTAAATGAAGCGAAAAATTATCTGCGAGTGGACTATGAGGAGGACGATGCTTTGATTCGGCAGCTATTGCAGACGGCGAAAAATCTGGTGAAAGACGTGGGCAGAATGGATGAGAAAAAGCTTGTGGAAAACGAAGATACGACAAGAACAGCGATGCTATTTTGTCTTGGCTACCTTTATGAAAATCGTTCCAATCCGGATTATCACGCTTTAACCATGAGCCTCCGTTCGATTCTGTTCGCACAACGAGAGGGCGTGATTTGATGGAAATCGGAAAGCTGAATCATCGGATTACGATTCTGGAAACGTGTACAAAGATTGATGAAATTGGCAATCACACAAGCCACTGGGAAGAGAGTTTTTCTCTCTGGGCGAACGTGACCGTAAAAAGTTCTTCTGAAACAACCGATGCAGGAATCACTCGAAACGTCCAGACTTTAGAGTTCTTGGTACGGCAAAAATCTTGTGCGGTGTGTCTCAATACCACACAGTTTCGGGTACTTTTCCAAGGCAGAGTCTACGACATCACCGGCATTCTCCCCTACTACGACCACAATGCATATTTGAAAATCCAAGCAACCGCAAGAAAGGCTGGTGATCCGGATGCAGCATGAAATTTCTGTAGACGAAATGGCAAGAACGATTGCGAGCGGCTTGCAGGATTACGCCAATCTTGCGGACGCAGAAGTCAAGAAAGCAGTCTGCAAAACGGCAAATTCTGTCAAGCGTGAGGTTTCGCAAAATGCTCCGAAAAGAACGGGGCAATATGCGAAAAGTTGGAAAACCAGAGTCACCGGAGAAAGCAGCCACAATCTGAAAGTTACGGTCTACGCCGGAAAATATCAGATTGCACATTTGCTGGAAAATGGTCATGCGAAGCGTGGCGGAGGGCGTGTGGAAGGCATTCCGCACATTGCTCCTGCCGAAGAAAATGGAGAAAAATTGTTACAGGAACTGATCCGAAAGGCGTTGTCATGAGCTACGAAGAAATCAATTTACTGTTAGAAGAGGCAGGTTTGCCGTTCGCCTACCATCATTTTGCGGAAGGCGAATCGCCCGAACCACCGTTTCTGATTTTTCTTTCTCCTGGCGAGGATACCTTTTCGGCGGATAATATCGCCTACTTCAGCACCAAAAAGCTGAACATCGAGTTATACACCGACCGAAAATCGCCGGAGGTAGAAGAAATGGTGGAAAAAATTTTGAAACGACATGAAATATATTTTTCAAAAACAGAAGCCTACATCGGCAGTGAAAAGTTGTACGAAGTGCTTTATGAAATGGAAGTTTGAATGGCAAGATAATGCTAAGAAAGGCAGGTTTATTTATGGAGAAAAACAAGGTCAAGTTTGGTCTGAACAAAGTGCACTGGGCGAAAATCCTCTCCTATCAAGAGGACGGCACGCCGAATTATGGCGAAGTAAAGCGTCTGCCCGGTGCAGTCAATTTGAGCATCGATGCAAGCGGCGAGAACGAACCGTTCTATGCAGATGATTGTGTATATTATATGTGCAATAACAATTCGGGATATGAAGGTGATTTGGAGATTGCTCTGGTGACAACGGAGTTTGCAACCGAAATCCTCGGTCAGATTCTCGACAGTAAGGGCGTTTTGGTGGAGACCAACGATGCGGAAACCGCCGAATTTGCGTTATTTTTCGAGTTTTCGGGAGACAAAAACAAGATTCGTCACGTGTTCTACCGCTGCTCGGTCTCCCGTCCCGGCACGGAATCCGCAACCATTGAAGATTCCAAGGAAGTCAAGACGGAAACGCTGTCGCTGACCGCTTCTGCTCTCGAAAATGGGCTGGTGAAGTCCAAAAGCTGCGAGAGTACAGACGATACCATTTACAAGAATTGGTACAACAGCGTGTATATCCCCTCACTTTCCACAACTACAACAACCACATCGACAACAAAATCTACTTCTTAAGGGGGTTTTTGAATGGCTATTCGGAAAAGTATTTTGATTGATGGCAAAAATGTCCTGTTCAAGGCAAGTGCAGCCGTGCCAAGGCTGTATCGTCTGAGATTCCGAAGGGATATTTTCAAGGATTTTACAGCTTTGGAGCAATCTGTTCAAGAAAATACATCCGGTATCACGATTGACAGCCTCGAACTGTTTGAAAATATCGCTTACATTATGGCGAAGCACGCTGACCCTGATGGTGTGCCAGAGAATCCGGACGACTGGTTAGAAAATTTTAACACATTTTCCATTTATGAAATCCTGCCGCAGCTGATGGATTTGTGGGGCTTGAACATCGAGACGCAGTCGGAATCTAAAAAAAACATCGCCCACTTGACCGAGAAATGAATACGCCGCTGTTTCTGCTTCGATGCGTACAAATTGGGCTTTCGCTGCGAGAACTGGATTTGTTGACAATTGGTATAGTCAATGATTTGTTTATCGAGCGTGGGAATGATGACTGCGAGTACAGCTATTTGCCGATGCAATCGGATTTTGATAGTTTTTAACCAAACGGAGGTGATTTCATGGCAAACCGCATCGCCGGGATTACAGTAGAAATTAACGGCGACACTACCAAGCTTTCCAAAGCTCTGGAGGGTGTCAACAAGGACATCCGCAGCACGCAAAGTCAGTTAAAAGACGTGGAAAAGCTGCTAAAACTCGACCCAACGAATACAGAACTTTTAACACAGAAACAAAAATTGCTTGCCAATGAAGTTGCTTCTACGAAAGACAAGCTGCAAGCTCTCAAAAATGCAAATGAACAGGCGGCACGCTCTGCTTCCAATTATGACGCATGGAAGGCTGCCTATGACCCGATTCAAGCAGAAATTGAAGAGACAAACACAAAATTAAAAGAGCTAAAAACAAAAGCAAAAGAAGCACAAAAGCAGCTTTCCGGCGGAGAAATTTCGCAGGAACAGTATGATGCGATTCAGCGGGAAATCACCCAGACAGAAGAAAAATTAAAAGACTTGAAGCAGTCGGCGAAAGATGTCAGCGATGCGTTCGGGCATCCGATTTCTCCGGAGCAATACGATGCCTTGCAGCGTGAAATTATCGCTACCGAAGAGGAACTGAAAAGCTTAGAACGGCAGGCTGCGAACTCCAAAACTGCTTTAGAAAAGATTGGTGCGGTCGGCAGTAAATTGCAATCCGCAGGCGACAAAATCTCCGGTGTCGGGCAGTCGCTGATGCCGGTGACGGTGGCTCTTTCTGGAGTCGGGGTTGCCGGATTAAAGGTTGCAAGCGACTTTGACACGGCGATGTCCAGTGTCAAGGCAATCACAGGAGCGACCGGAAAGGACTTCGAGAAACTGCGAAATCAAGCGATTGATTTGGGTGCATCGACTTCTTTTTCCTCCGGCGAAGTTGCCGAAGCCATGACAGAAATGGCAAAGGCAGGTTGGAGTACACAGCAGATTCTCGATGGCATGGGCGGCGTTTTGGACGCAACCGCAGCTTCTGGTGAAAGCCTCGGCTCTGTCGCAACCATCGTTGCGGATGCGATTACCGGATTTGGCTTGTCAGCTTCCGATTCTGCTATGGTGGCTGACCTTTTAACGCAAGCTGCCAATGCCGGAACAATCGGGATTGCAGACCTCGGCGAATCCTTCAAATATATCGCACCGATTGCCCAGTCCATGGGACTTTCCATCAGTGACACGACAACGGCTCTTTCGGCGATGTCTATGGCGGGCATCAAGGGTTCGCAAGCCGGAACAGCTCTCCGGACGTGCCTTGCAAACTTGGTGAAACCTTCGGACACAGTTGCTACGGCGATGCAAGATTTGAACCTGAATATTACAAATAGTGATGGTTCTTTTAAGTCATTGGACGAGATTGTCGGACAAATGCGGACTTCCTTTTCCGGACTGACCGATGACCAAAAGGCGTACTATGCAACGGCACTTGGCGGTAAGGAAGGGATGTCGGGACTTCTTGCTCTCTTGAACTTAACAGAAGAGGAATACAACGCTATTGGCGAATCGATGGACAATTGCTCCGGTGTTGCTCAGGAGACAGCCACCATCATGCAGGACAATCTTGCCAGTAAAGTGGAGCAATTGGGCGGTGCGTTGGAGTCGCTGGCGATTCGGCTTGCGGATTACCTTTTGCCGTATCTGGAGAAACTGGTTGAAAAAATAACGGATGCGGTAGATGCGTTCACAAATCTTGACCCACACACGCAGAAAGTCATCTTAGCGATTGCCGGAATTGTGGCAGCGTTGGGACCGATGTTAATTATCATCGGAAAAGTGGTCTCCTCTGTCGGAACGATTATGACCGTGATTTCCAAACTTCCGGCAACCTTGAGTGCAATCAGCGGCGGCATCAGCAGTTTTGCCGGAGCGTTGGGCGTGTCGGTCGGTGCTTTGGGAGCCATTGTGGCAGCCATTGCTGTTGCAGTCGCCGCCTTTGTTCACCTTTGGAACACAAATGACGAGTTCAAAAGCCGCATTCTCGGCATTTGGCAGCAAATTAAGGACACTTTCACGAATTTGACGCAGGGCATCACCGACCGCATCAACGCTCTCGGCTTCGATTTTGAAAACTTCACGGAAGTGCTAAAAGCCGCATGGGACGCTTTGTGCAACCTACTTGCACCCGTCTTCGAGGGCGTTTTTCAGAATATCGCTAATACATTTCAAGAATTCGCCGGAATTCTGACCGGCATTCTGGATGTCATCATCGGGCTATTTACCGGTAACTGGGAGCAGCTCTGGACGGGTGTCAAGGAGATTTTTACTTCTGTATGGAACTTCATTGTTGCGACTTTTCAAAATATTAGCAACACACTCATCGGCATTGCAGATGTGATTCTGGGCTGGTTTGGCACAAGCTGGAACGAGGTCTGGACGAATATCAAGACGTTTTTCGAGACGACTTGGAACAGCATCGCCGCTTTCTTTACAACGATTTTAACAAGCATTCGGGACTTTTTTGTGAACATTTGGACGAGTATTTCTACCACGTTTACAACGATTATCACAGCAATCCAGACAACCGTAACCACCATTTTTACGGCGATTCACGATTTCTTTTCCACCATTTGGAATGCGATTTACACTGTAATTTCAACCGTTGTGAACACAATTTATACAACGATCAGCACGATTTTCACGGCGATTTATGAATTCTTAAAGCCCTTGCTGGATGCGTTTCAGTATCTGTTTGCCACGATATTTGAGGCGATTCAGATTATCATCGGGCGTGTGATGGATTGGATTTCGGAGAAAATCACGGCGATTTGGAATGCGATTGTTGCCTTTTTAACGCCGCTTTTAGACGGCATCAGAAATACGTTTGACACGATTTGGAACACGATTTCTAACATCATCACCACGGTCATGGACTGGATTTCCGCAAAAATCACAGCGGTCTGGAACGCCATTGTTGCCTTTCTGACGCCAATCCTAAACGCCATCTCTTCCACAATTTCAAGCATCTGGAACGGGATTCAGAACACGCTTTCTTCCATTTTGGATACCATTAAATCTACGATTTCCAATGCTTGGGACAATGTGAAATCCACCACATCTAACATATTGGAAGGCGTGAAGTCTACCATATCCGGTATCTGGGGCAGTATTAAGAGCGGCATCTCCGACAAAATGTCCGGCATTTTTTCCATCGTTCAGGGCGGTTTTGACAACGTAAAAAGTCACATTACCGGACTTGCGTCTGAGGCATGGAGCTGGGGTTCGGACATCATTCAGGGCATCATTGACGGCATTCGGAGTAAAATTTACGAAGTTACCGATGCAGTGACGGATATTGCGAACACGATTCGGGATTATCTGCACTTTTCTGTGCCGGATAAAGGTCCGCTGACCGATTATGAATCTTGGATGCCGGACTTTATGCAAGGACTTTCTGACGGCATCAACAAGAGCAAAAAGCTCATAGAATCGGCGATTTCGGGTGTTTCGGAAGCGATGCAAGTGCAGTGGCGTGCGGATTATTCCGGAGCAATTTTATCCGGTTCTGGAAATTCTGGCGTGACGAATAACTACTACAACACGGATAATTCACGAACAATCAATCAAACCAATAACAGCCCAAAGGCTCTGTCAAGGTTGGAGATTTATCGGCAGACCAGAAATGCAGCAAGGGAGTGAAGCCATGCAATTTACACTGATTTTAGAGGACGAATCCGGTAATCAAATCAATCTTACCACGACTGCAAACCAATACATGACTAGCGAAATTGATGGCTTGTATCCGCCAGCCGGAACAGTCTCGACCTCCGCCTACGCCGGAATGAACGGCAGTTACCTGAACAATGCCTTTATTGAAAAGCGGAATCTTGTCATTTCCTTTGCCATGCGTGGTATCAAAATTGAACAGAATCGCCACGCCTTGTACAAAATTGTCAAGCCGTCTCGCTATGTAAAAGTATATTACAAGACGAAAAATATCGATGTCTACACGGAAGGTTATGTGGAATCCTGCAACATCACAAATTTCACTAACGAAACAACCGGGCAGATTTCAATTCTCTGTCCGGACATTTATTGGTACAGTGTCAATTTCACCTACGCCTATTTTGCACGCATTTCCGGTGCATTTCACTTTCCATTTCCAGAAAGCGATGCTCCCTTTCCGCTTGGAACTTACAATCACAGTAATATCATCTCGCTGCAAAATGACGGTGACGAGATTGGATTTACGCTAATTTTGGAGAATGTCGGCAAGGAAAATGTGGTGAATCCTACGATTTACAATGTGGATACCGGTGCGTATTTGCAGATTAAGACGGTCATGCAACCGGGTGATGTCATTACCGTCACAACCAAAATCGGAAATAAGACTGTTACGCTGACTCGAAATGGTGTGAACAGCAATTTAATCAACAGCTTTGTCGCCGGTTCGACTTGGCTGACGCTTCCAACCGGAAAGACACGGCTGCGGATTTCGGCAGTGTTGAATTTGAATGATTTGAAAGTCACAGCAATCCACACCAATGCTTATCTGGGGGTGTAGCTTTTGCAGATTGAAATTTATAGCATGATTGTGCAGGAAAATCAGATGCAGATACAGTTGGAAGCCATCTGTGACAGCTTTTCCAGCTTGCTTTGGGACGTGGAATACTACGAATGCGGGCAATTTGAGATTTATATCGCTGCAACTTCAAGAAATCTGGAGATTTTCCGGACCGGAAAGATAGTCGGGCGAGATGATGATAAGCTGCATTTTGGAATTATCGAAGCCGTCACACTGGAAACAGACGCAGAGAACGGCGATTATTTGACGGTGACTGGACGTTTTCTCATGTCAATTCTATCCAGACGCATCATCTATCCCACGCTCAGCTTCACGAAACTCACCACTTACGGTGAGATTTTGCAAACAGCAATTCAGAAAAACTGCTTGCAAGAGGATAACCGGAAAATTCCAGGTCTATCTTTAGGTGAAGTTTCCGGCGATTGTTGGAGCAAAACCGCAAAGCTACAGGTCAGCTATGACAATTTGATGGACTGGATTTATGAAATCTGTAAATTGACAGGAGGAACTGTAAACATCCGCTTACAGGAAACGACCGCCGGAAGCAATTTGTATCAGATGCAGTTCGAGCTGTCGCAGGGCGATGACCGGAGTGTTTTGCAGGATGAAAATCCGCATATTGTGTTTTCGGATTCGTATAACAACTTGCTGTCGTTTTCCTATGCTCTCGACCGGACAAAGTTTTGTAACTTTGCCTACATTCTTGGCTCTGGTGAAGGAGCTGCACGAAAACGCACAACTTTATTTGATTCCACAGAACCACAGTACTTAGAAAGATATGAAGTTTACGTGGACGCAAAGGATATTTCGGAGGAAGAACAAGATGAGAGCGGACAGACGGTGCAGATTTCTGATGCGGATTATACCGAATTGTTAAAAGAAAAAGGTGCGGAGAAGCTTGTACCGGTGACGGAAACCACCGAATCCACCACCGCAACCGATGGAAGGCAGTATCAGTACAATCGGGACTACTTTCTGGGCGATTTCGTGACAATATTGCACAGCCGATTCGGCTTGTCGCAAGAAAAAATGCAGCTGATTGGTATGATTGAAAGCTTCGACCAAAATGGTTATTCCCTCACACCAACATTTGAGAAAGGGTGATTTTATGGCATTTTCGTATGGATTTTTTGACAGCGTGAATCTTGATAGGGTCTATACCGCAGAAGATTTTACAGGTTATTTATCGCACTTGATTTGTAACGGAATTTTGGATACGTATGGCGATTGCTTTTCGATGAAATCCAATAACGACTTGACGATAACAATTGGCACAGGTCGTGCTTGGATTAACGGACATTATTTCTGCAATAATTCCGCATACACGATAGATTTATCAAACTATGTCAACGAGTCGCTGGCTCGCTATGTTGCAATCGGCATCAGCTGCGACACGAACGACAATGCACGTCTTTGTCAGCTTGAAATTACCGCCGGACTGGCTGCCAACGCTCCGTCAATTCCGGCATTTTTCAACACGGAGGAGAAAACCTACTTGACGCTGGGTGCGGTTTATCTTTCCGGTGGGACAACAAGTATCAGTAAATCCAATATCCGAGATTACCGAAATACGAATAAATGTGGTTACGTTCGCTGTATTTTGGGAAAATGCAAGGTTTCGGAAATTTTGGATCAGCTTGATGACTACAACAACACAGTGAACAGTCTGAATCAGCAGATTTCGGAGTTGTCAGAGCGTTTGACCGAAGTGGAAGAAGTTTCCGGTTCAACCGGCGTCATTCTCACCAGTGCCGGACAATGCGGCGAAAAGGTGTTTTATGCCCTCTATTCCAACGGTAACTTGAAGCTGACCGGAACGGGTGCGACTTACGATTATGACAGCAGCGAATCCGTTTTTTATGAGAACGATTCCATAAAAAGTATTTCTGTCGGTGATGGAGTTACGGAGCTTGGAAAATACTTATTTCAATACTGCACGGAAATCAAAAGTGCTTCCCTGCCGTCTACGCTCACCGCAATTCAACACGGTGCGTTCTATCAGCTTGACACGACAATCGGTGCTACTTCCGGTTTGACAGAAATATCCTTGCCGAACAATCTGAAAACCATCGGAAAATCGGCATTTGCACACAATGCACTCACGGAAATTACGATTCCTGCAAGCGTAACGGAATGGGAAAGTTATGCATTTACCGATTGCAGTAAATTAAAAAAAGTGACCGTGCAAAGCAGCCTCATCGGCTCATTTGCCTTCACACATTGTTTTGCACTCTCGGAACTTGTGATTTCTAAGAATTGCAAGTCGATTGGTGCGAACATTCTGACCTATTGCAACAGCCTAAAAAGCATCACGTATCTGGGAACGATTTCACAGTGGAACGCCATCACGAAGCCCAATAACTGGATGTCGTCCGGCACACATTACTACAACGATTATTTGCAGGAAATCGTTTGCACAGATGGAAAACTGGTGTGGAATGCCACGACTTACGCTTGGGAGGAATCGGCATGATGAAATTTCTCATAAAGGGGCAGAACATCGAGACGCTGGAACATGAAATTTTGGCAGCCGACCAGATTGCATTTCGCAGACTGTATTTTGTGTTCGACAGCAACTGGAAACCGCTGCATAAGGTGGTGCAGTTTTCGCAAGACTGCATCACTTACAATCGTGTGCTTGGAACAAGCGAAACAAGCTGCTTGCTGCCTTCAGAGCTTCATGCAGGAGCTGTCAAGATGTCGCTGTTCGGATACGATACCGATGCCGATGAGACTGTTCGAGCAACCACAATTGTTCACACCTTACACATTCGCCCGTCCGGATTTTCTGAAGAAAGTGAAACTCCTGTTCCGCCAACGCCGGACTTGTATCAACAGCTTTTGCAGAAAATTGAGAAAAAGCAGGGTGCGGATGGAAAATCAGCCTATGAGGTAGCGGTTGCAAACGGCTTTTCCGGAACAGAATCGGAATGGCTGTTGAGCTTGAAAGGTGCGGAAGGTGTAAACGGAAAAGATGGTGCGAACGGCAAAGATGGAATTAATGGGACTAATGGTAAGGATGGTGTTGATGGTAAGGACGGAACTAACGGGATTGATGGCAAAAATGGTGCTAATGGCATAGATGGGAAAGACGGAGAAAATGGAAAGTCAGCCTATGAAATTGCCGTTGCAAATGGCTTTTCCGGAACAGAATCGGAATGGCTGAAAAGTCTAAAAGGAGCTGATGGTAAAGATGGAGCTGACGGAAAAGACGGCAAAGATGGCATCACGCCTGACCTCTCCGACTATCTCAAAACCGAAGACCTCACAGAATTCAAGGATTCCACACAATACCAATTTCAGACGCAAAGCGAGACGATTTTAAGTCTTGAAAACCGCATCATTCTGTTGGAATCGCAGCTTTCCGGCACAACTACCATCACGATTTTCTCTGCCTGTGAAAATGCCCTCACGCTGTATGGCAGCGAGCTGTATACGATTTATAATAGTGCGTACAATTCGATTGCCGATTTTGCAGCGAATTACAGCCACTTTTTCTCTGCCGATAACGACTACCAATTGAGCTTCTCTACCGATGATTTCGGCTGGAATGGCACGGTTTATGTGGTTTGTACAAAGGAGCTTTCCTTGACAGAATCTTCCAGAATTTTATTAACCTATCTCTCCGGAGCGACCGAAGCCGGAGAGCTTTTTCTTGTCAAAAAGCCGGAGCATCTGGACGTGCCCATCTCCGTTTACGTCTACACGTGCATCCAAAACGGCACGGCAATTCAACCGGATTTTCAGTGGATGCAGTCGGAAACGGCGGTCACCACACTCACTTCTTGCAATGTGACTGGTACTTACTATTTCGCATTTGCGGCACATTCCAATAACACCAGTCCAAAGATACAAAAAATTGAAATTTTGGGAGGTTGATTTATGAAAGAAACCATTTGCACGGTCGCCGGTCTTATCGGCGGCTTTTTTACTGCCCTTTTTGGCGGCTGGGATTCGGCGATTATCACGCTGCTTGTGTTTATGGCAGTGGATTTTTTGACTGGAATTGCAACTGCTGCCGTTGGCAAATCCAAGCATTCCGAGAGCGGAAAGCTCTCGTCTACGGCGGGATGGTTCGGCTTGGCAAAGAAATTCTGCACACTGCTGCTGATTACCGTCTCCGTCCGGATGGATATTTTGCTTGGAACAACGTACATTCGAGATGCCGTTTGCATCAGTTTTTGTTTGAACGAACTGTTGTCTATCGTTGAAAATACAAGTTTAATGGGCATCCCCTATCCGCCTGCAATCAAAAAGGCAATCGATGTTTTGCAGACGAAAGTCGGCAGAACCGAAGAAAAATCAACTGAAAACTCAAACAAGGAGGACAAGTAATATGACTATTTTAAGACCAGATGCAACAACGACTCTGAACGGAGTAAAAATCAACGAGTATTTACTCACCAAACACAATCCCAACCACATTGATATGCCCTCTGTTTCCATGGCGGGGAAAATCATTGGTGTGACTGTTCACAACACAGACTGGATCACAGTAGCAAGCGGCACGACCCCTGCGGAACAGTACACAAGGGCAACCGTCAATAACAACATGAAGGATGTGCGTGTCCATTACTATGTGGATAATGTATGTGCATGGCAGAATCTGCCCCACAGCCTGAGCGGCTGGCACGCCGCTGATGGCAGTGGTAATGGAAATCGCAGAACCATTGCCATTGAGTGTATTATGTCCTCTGCGTACAATTCTACGGATAAGAAGTCGGAGGACAATTGTGCGAAACTTGCCGCAGCACTTCTGAAACAGTATGGATTGGACATCAACCATCTCTACACGCATACCCACTGGCTGAATGTTCGTGACGAACGAAACGGAACGATTGATCAATTGAACACCATGTACAATCGGTACAAAATGTGTCCGGCGTACATTTTGCCTCATTGGGCGGAGTTCAAGAAAAAGGTACAGTCTTATTTGAATGCAGGAACTTCCACTATTTCTGCACCCTCCACAAAGCAACTTTACCGGGTGAGAAAATCTTGGGCAGATGCCAAGTCGCAAATCGGAGCATATTCCTCTCTGGAAAATGCAAAAAAGGCTTGCAATTCGGGCTACTCTGTTTTCGATTCTTCCGGAAAAGCGGTCTACACACCGCAGATTTCTTTTGCGAAAGGTCAGCGTGTGACGCTACAAAACGCTCCGCTTTTTTCTTCCGATTCTGTAAAAACTTTTTCCAAGAAAATCTCCGGTACGTACTACATCTATGATGGCAAGGTCTGTGCCAACGGCAGATATCGGATTACCAACACTGCCGCCAATTGCGGAAAAACGCCGGTCGGCAGCTACGTGACCGGGTATGTTTCTTACGATAATTTTAAGTGAGGTGCATTATGACGAAATCGCAGAAAAATTCGGTTGATGAGATGATGGCGGTCGGAATCTCAATTCCAAAAATCGCTGCCTTTCTGCACGTCTCGCAAAACTCCATCAAGTCCTACTTACAGCGAAATCACCCTAACAATGTCTGCCTGAATTGCGGCACTCCCGTTCTGCAAGTACCGCATCGAAAACAGAAAAAATTCTGCTGTGACGCTTGCCGGATGCACTATTGGAACACCCATCCGCAGGAAATGCAGCATGAAAATGCAGCCACGATTCCCTGTGCGTTCTGCGGAAAACCAGTATTGAGCTACCGAAACCATCCGAGAAAATATTGCTCTCGTGCCTGTGCTGCGAAAGGAAGGTATCAATGACGAAAGAAATTGAAATTTACAAAGTATCTCTGGCGGTTTTGCGAAATTTCCTAAAATCCGGACTGCTGACCCAGTCGGAATTTGTGCAATGTGAACAAGCTCTCGCCGAGAAATGCGATCTGTCTTTGGGCAGTATTTTCCGAGAAAGTGCTTGACTTTCTGCCCCAGTAGAGGGAATATATGACCTAAGCATACGCTTAATACAAAGAAACAGGTGATGAAATTGGAGCGAAAAGTACATCAAGTGCAACAGCGACCGCCCAAGCCGAAACTGCTAAAAGTCGCCGCCTACGCACGAGTTTCCAGCGGAAAAGATGCCATGCTGCACTCCTTAGCGGCTCAGGTTGACTATTTCCAAAACTTGATTCGGCAGCATCCCGACTGGGAGTTTTGCGGTGTGTTTGCAGATGAAGCGAAAACCGGAACAAAGGATGAGCGACCGGAATACCAAAAAATGCTAGAGAAATGCCGGAATCGAGAGGTGGATTTGGTGATTACCAAGTCGATTTCTCGGTTTGCACGGAATACGGTCACGCTTTTGGAGACGGTTCGGGAACTGAAAAGTTTAGGAATTGATGTCTGGTTTGAAAAGGAAAATCTGCATTCAACTTCCGGCGATGGCGAATTGATGCTTTCCATCCTTGCCTCGTTCGCTCAGGAGGAGAGCAAATCCGTCAGCGACAACATGAAATGGCGGATTCGGAACGATTTCCAGCAAGGCAAAATCGGCAGCATTACGATTTTCGGATACCGCAGAAATGCCGATGGTGTTCTGGAAATCGAACCGAATGAGGCGAAAATTGTGCAGATGATTTTTGCGGATTATTGCTCCGGAATGGGACAATGTGCCATTGCGAAAAAAATCAACGCCATGGGGATTTCCACGAGACAAGGCAATCGATGGACAGGACAACGTGTGAAAGAAATTCTGGTCAATGAAAAATATGTTGGGAATATGCTATTGCAAAAATATTACCGACAAGACCCGATTGGCAAACGCAAGATGAAAAATCAAGGCGAGCTGCCGAAATATTTCGTGGAGCAATCCCATGAAGCGATTATTTCTGCGGAATTGTTCGAGAAAGTTCAAGATTTAGTCAAAAAGAGAACAGAACAATTCTCCCATCCCGGTGCAACGAATCGCTATCCACTGTCCGGCATGGTGCAGTGTGCTGCTTGCGGAAAAAGCTACCAGCGAAAAATTTACAAGCAAGGTGCGGTTTGGATGTGTGCGACCTACCTCCGGCAAGGAAAATTGCACTGTCCTACGGCAAAGCAAATTTCCGAACGGATTCTCTATGAAAAGATTTGCTCTGTTTTGCAAATCAAAGAATTTGACGTTGGAATTGTGAAAAGCAAAGTGAAAAATATTCTTGTATCGCCAAATCGACTGACTTTTCTTTTCAAAGATAACACGGAAAACAACGTTCCTTGGGAAAATCATTCCAGAAGTGAAAGCTGGACATCGGAGATGCGACAGGCTGCCACAGAAAGGAGCAGAAAATGCCAAAAGTAACGGTTATTCCGCCATCTATCAATCGGACAACTCGGCAGTCCACAACCACTCCAACTCGCCGAAAAGTCGCTGCCTACGCCCGTGTTTCCACGGATTTCGAGGAACAGCTCACCAGCTACGAGGCACAAATTTCTTACTATACCAATTACATTCAAAGAAATCCGGATTGGGAATTTGTTAAGATATATACAGACGAGGGCATTTCCGCAACATCTACGAAACATCGAGAGGGCTTTAATTCCATGATTACAGATGCTCTGGACGGAAAAATCGACTTGATTATCACAAAAAGCGTTTCTCGGTTCGCTCGAAATACGGTAGATTCTCTCACTACCATCCGAAAATTAAAGGAATATCACGTGGAATGTTTCTTTGAAAAGGAAAATATTTGGACTTTTGATTCTAAAGGCGAATTGCTGATTACGATTATGAGTTCTCTCGCACAAGAGGAATCCCGTTCGATTTCTGAAAACGTTACATGGGGACAGCGGAAACGGTTTGCTGACGGGAAAGTCAGTCTGCCTTATGCACACTTTTTGGGCTATCGGAAAGGTGCAGATGGCTTACCGGAGATTGTTCCGGAGGAGGCAGAAACCGTTCGGTACATTTATCAGCGGTTCATTGACGGTTTAACGCCTTACAAAATTGCAAATGAACTGACGGCTCAAGGCATTCCGACTCCCTGCGGAAAGGAAAAATGGTCGGCAAGCACCGTGAAAAGCATTCTGACGAACGAGAAATACAAAGGCGATGCACTCCTGCAAAAGAAATTTACCGTTGACTTCTTAACGAAAAAGCAACAAATCAACGAGGGACAAGTTCCGCAATATTACGTGGAGAACAGCCATCCTGCGATTATCACACCGGAGGAGTTCAATTTTGTGCAGTCAGAATTTCAAAAACGATGTATGAAACCATACAGCAGCACCAGCATTTATGCGACCAAGATTATCTGTGGAGATTGCGGCAGTTATTTTGGTGCGAAAGTTTGGCATTCCAATAGCAAATACCGCCGTGTCATCTACCAATGCAACAGCAAGTTCAAAGGCAGCCATTTCTGCACCACACCACATTTGTATGAACCGGAAATTCAAGAGAAATTTCTGCAAGCTTTTGCACAGTACTTTTCGCAGAAAGATGTGGTCATCAAGAATTGCCAATTCGCATTGACTCGCTTGAAAAAGCAGGAAAGTAAAAAGGCGGAGCTACAAGATGAGTTAGTGGCAGTCAATGAAAAGCTAAAAGATTACATCCAGCACGGTGGAGAGGATTTCGATGCACTCAATGCAAAATATGAGGAGCTTTCCGCAAAATTAGATGCTGAGGAAACAGCCGAATCCGACCGAAAACGCCGGATTGCAAAGATGCAGAAAATTTTGCAGACTTTGAAAAAGACGGACTCTGTGTTGGAGACATTTGACGAATCTGTCTGGAACGCTGTTCTGGAAAATCTCACCGTGTTCCATGATGGGAGTTTGGTGTTTCTATTCCGGGATGGGACGGAGATTAAGGTGTGAGAAGAGTAGCAGCCCTGTTGGAGAAATCCGGCAGGGCTGTTTTTTTTGTCATAACTCAAGTCCACAATTGCAAAATCCTAGCCCACTCGGAAACTTTCCAACACCTTTGAAACAATCCAACAAGGCTGCTTTTTCACTCCTTTTTCCTCTCCAAAACCCACTTAATTTTATTAAGTCCAATCGACACCCCTCAAAAAACGCCACCTATCGTTTGCTTTTTGAAAAAACGCTGAGCTATCGTTTGCACTTTAGGCTGCGAAAGCAAAAAATCATGCACCCGATTTTTGGGGTGCATGATTTTTACATTGTATCATCAAAGATACGATTGTGGTGGAGGCAATGCAACAAAATGCGAACTTACAATTCTTACACCATCATTGCTTGCTATCTCCAATATTTTCAAGAAATAGTATATCACATTTTCTTTCGATTGTCAACAAAAACCGGCAGTACAAAACAGGAAACCTCCTGCTGTACTGCCGGTTTTTTCGTTATTTGCATCGGATTATTATTTCTGTGTTACTTGAAATTATCCCAAGACACATACCCCGTGACATACTTCCCCGCCGGCTTTTTACCGCAGGAAGCCGCCGTAGTAGTAACACGATACCGTCCCAGCTTGCACGGTACGCCGTCGTAGATGTAGTACGTTCCGGCGGTCAGCCGTGAAGCAGGTGTGGTAGTAGTTTCGTTGGCGAACAGCGGTACATTGCTGCCGATGTGCACCGCCTGGCCTTTCGCAAACTTCCCGGAGCTGCTGTTGGTATACACCGCCTTCCCACTGGAATCGAAAACAGAATACCCTGCCTTGCATGCCTTCTTGGCGTTCTCCAGAGAAGCATATGCGCCGAGCTGACTCTTCATATCGTTCGCGCTCTTTCGGACTCTGTACAGCTGCGCGTTGGATGGCTTTGCGGCAGAAGTGCCATTCAGATAGGCTTGCACCTTTGCTTTGAACGCCGCCCAATGCGGCAGAATGTACGCCGGACACATTTTATAGCTGTTGTGCATGGTGTTCAGCTGATCCACTGTACCACGCTTGCCGTCACGAACATTCAGCCAGTGTGTGTGCGTGTACAGGTGGTTAATGTCCAATCCATACTGTTTCAGAAGTGCAGCTGCCAATTTTGCTGCATTATCCTCCGACTTCTTATCGGTAGAATTGTACGAAGAGGACATAATGCACTCGATAGCAATGGTTCTGCGATTTCCATTGCCACTGCCATCAGCAGCGTGCCAGCCGCTCAGACTGTGAGGCAGATTCTGCCATGCACAAGTATTGTCTACATAGTAATGGACACGCACGTCCTTCATATTGCCATTAACGGTTGCTCTTGTATACTGTTCCGCAGGTGTCGTGCCTCTTGCTACGGTGATCCAGTCTGTGTTGTGAACGGTCACCCCGATGATTTTTCCTGCCGTGGAAACAGAGGGCATATCAATGTGGTTGGGATTGTGCCTTGTCAGCAGATACTCCTTGACGTTCACACCGCCGAGCGTGGTTGTTTTGTCAGGTGTTAAGATTGCCATAATCATTCATCCTTTCCTTTGTTCTGTAATAGTTCGATTGCTTTCGTCAAAATTCCCGGCAGCGGCACGCCCAGCAGCCCCGCATTTTCCGTGATGGAAATCAGCTCGTTGACGGTAAACGCGATGCACACCGCGTCCCGGATGTACGATGTGCCCAGGGTAATATCCAGGCGTACCGCCACCAGAACCAGCAGCAGGGAGACGCATTTCTTTGCCAGACCGCGCCAGCCGATCTTGCTGGACAGTCTGCCGGTGTCTGATTTCGGGGACTTGCCGCAGGCTGCCACCGCAATCCCTGTGATGTAATCCACGCCCATGAACAGCAGCAGCGTGACCATGGACGCGTCCCAGCCGCCGAACAGCCCGGCAATAAAACTGCCGACAATGCCGACGATGGTGCAGATGGTTTCTTTCATGTGATTTTCCTCCTAGTCAGTCAATAAAACACAAAATGGCTGAGTTAAATGTTAATCTACAAAAAACGTGCAGTGCATATAGTACTCAGTTTCTGTAGTAAAAAATCCTTGCGTTTTGCCCACAAAGCTGACCTTGCCGTCTGTGTCTATCGTGGTCAAAAAAGATGCTTGTGAGGAGCTGTCAACGGCACAAAATTGCTTCACTTTTGCCGGCGGTCTGTATCCCTCTGGGAGTGTAAGCACTACTTTTGCGGACGCGGCTTCGGAAAAAGTCACGTATCCGCTTACAGACACGATCTTGCCCTGCTTGCGGTACCGGATAGTGCTGCTTTTGATGCCGCTGGGAAATGTCGGGATTATCCAACCGCTGTCTGTCAGCGTGGTGGCTTCGGTGGCTTTAGCTACGGTGCTGGTTAGAAATGCATTGTCATAGTATGCTGTGTCGGCGGCAGTACCTTCGGGTCTGTCTGGTTGATTTTTAAAATCGCTTGTCCATGTTTGATAGCGCCCATTTACTGCGTAGTTACCATTCCAATATCCCCACGGGAGATATGCCCAGACGGTATAGGTGTTGTGTGCTGTGGGTATTACACGGACTGCAACAGTATATGCATTTGTACGATATACTGTAACGCCGCACGCTTTTGTCGCCGATTCTGTGGATTGCCAACTATCTTTTATATGAATTTCAAATGATGAATTTTGTGATGCTGTTCCATTAGCACCATTCCCAGACCATACACGTATAACTGCCGTTGTAAAATTTCCTGCCGACACTAGTGTACCCAATCTACACCATTGCGCAGCATTATTTGCTCCACTTATCAATTTAGAACTGTTTGTTATCATCGCATGTGTATGCTCAGATGCCGACTTGCTGTCCAGTGCGGCTTTTACAGCTTTGTTCTGCACCGGATTTGTGGATGTAGCAGACAAGGCACTGTCTACCGCGACCTTAGTTGCACCAGCAGCGATACCGTCCAACTTTGCTTTGAGAGCCGCCGTAAACGCAGCTGTAACAGCGTTCAGAACCGCTTGGTTTTCGTGCGAATGCGTATTCCCATAAACCGTATTCCAGCCCGCATCTGTAATCTTATCCAGCGTCCCCTTATTCTCATGGACATGTGCCTTATTCGCCGCACCGTTGATAAACTTCCACTGTTCCTCGTTCAGCTGGTCAAGCACTGCCTTGTTGTCATGGGTGTGTGCAGATTCCTCCAGATGCGTGATGGACAGCGTATGCTCCTGCAAGGTATACGTCAGACTGTCGGACGACTCCTGCACCTTTTCGTCCACATAGACCGTCTTTGCGTATGGGGTGAGGTCTACGGCTGCACCCTCTGTCAGCGTTGCGATCGTTGTGCCGTTGGCATCTGTAATGGTGATGGTCACCACGCTGCCGGACTTCTCCACCTTTGCGACAGGAGAAAATCCGTCTGCTCCGTCTTTACCAGCAGCACCGGTTTCTCCGGGGTTGCCTTTATCTCCCTTTTCACCTTTGGCACCAGCTGCTCCGGTATCGCCCTTTGCTCCGTCCGCACCGTGCAGGGATTCCAGCCATGCCGTTTCTGAGCCGCTGTAGCCGTGCTGTACGGCGATCTCATAGGCAGACGCACCGTTTACTCCGTCACGCCCTGCCGCACCGTCTGTGCCGTCCCTGCCGTCTTTTCCGGCAGCTCCGGTGTCACCTTTTTCGCCGGGTTCGCCCTTTTCGCCGGCTGCTCCCGGTTCGCCGGTGTCGCCCTTGTCCCCTTTGAGAGATGCCAGCCACGCCTGCTCCGTGTCGGGATACCCGTTGTCCACGGCGATTTGATAGGCAGATTTGCCGTCGGCTCCGTCTTTTCCGTCATGGACATCTGCAATCTTTTTGTCAATCTCTGCGATCAGCTGTGCATATAAGTCCGGCGTAGGCGGGATCGGCGTTTCGCCGTCGCCCCGGAAACCGGAACGCTTGATGCCGATGCCTAGGGGAACGGTCGTCGCACGGACTGAGCTGTCCGACGCATAGCCGAACACGCTGACGCTGACACATCCGGTTTGCAGCTCCGCCGGGAGCAGGCAGCGGCAGACGTTTCCCGTGCCTAGATGCACGTTATAGGTCTTTTCGCCCTGTGCGAACTGTGCCGTTTTGTCCATCTGTTCCCAGTCCGGAGAGAACAGAAAGCACATATCCACGAAACAGATCTGCTGATCGGCGATCGTCTGACGGTTTATCAGTTCCATTTTCTGCCCATAGATGCAAAATTTCAGCATCAGCTTTTCACCTCATTCCATGTCTTGTTGTCACGGTCATAGACCATTGTTCCGTCTATGCAGACAATATTGTCCAGATAGCCGGGGTTGGTGCTGCCGCTGTTGCCGTCCCAGTTCGCATACTTTTCAACTGCCTTCCACTCTTCCAGACTGCCCTCATAGGTGATCGTTTTCAGCTGTGTGCAGTAATTGATGATGTTTGCACCGATCTTCTTCACGTTCTTGCTGAGTGTCATCTGACTCAGCTTTCCGCAGCTCACAAAGCAGAACGCCGGAATCTCTGCACACTCCACCCGAACACTCTGCAAGTTATCCGCACTCCGGAACAGGTAGGTTCCCAGTGTTGTCAATGTTTTCGGCAGTGTAACAGATGTCATGCCCTGGTCAGAGAACGCCTCGTCTCCGATGGTGGTGACAGAGGACGGGAACTCCAGTGCCGCCAGTTCGCCGTCTGCATACGCAAAGAAAGCACGCTTTCCGATTCGGGTAAGCGTATTCGGGAAACTTACCGCAGCGATATTCCGGCAGTGATCGAAAAGGCTGTTGCCGATCTCGGTGATGCCCTCGCTGACAACCAGCTTTTTGATCTCCCCGTTTTCATAAAACGGAGAGCCGCTGATCTCATAGTCATACGTTGCACCAGAGCCACGCAGCAGCAGCTTGCCGCTGTCATAAAGTACATAGTAAACATTCTCGCCGCACTGTCCGGTCGCCAGGATCTCGCCTGCCGTCAGATCGTCCACCTTCGTCTGCATCTCGGTGATCTGACTGTTCATTTCATCCAGCCGCTTTTGCAGTTCGTCCAGTGTGGCGTTTGTCTTTGCCATTTCGGCAAGCATCTCCGTCACTCTGCATTTGCCCAGAATACACTTGCAGTAGCCGCAGAGGGTTTCGTCGTTCCTACAGTCCGTCACGTCGCCGCTGAGGATAGACGCTGCACCGGGACGCAGACGCACGGTGCAGATCGTCAGATATGTCCTGCTCTCCGTGTTGGAAAATTTCAGCGGTCTGGGACTGCCGGAGCAGGTGCCGGCAAGTACTTCAAAGCCGCAGTCCCGCACCGATTCGCTAGTATCACAGTAGACACCGACAGCAACACACCGTCCCAGAGATTCGTCTACATATGCAGAGAGATCCAGCTTTTCGCTGGTCGTTGTCTGTGCGTAATGCCCATTGATCCACGCCTTGCCGCTGCCGATGGTCAGCAACAGACCGTCGCCCTCAGACACAGACGGGGCAAAGCATTCGCCCACAGTATCCTGCACGCCGTTGCAGATCATACTGGACAGATAGCTTGTGAAATGCTCTGCATTATAGAGCCTGTCCTCTCCTTTGCTGTTGAAAAAACCACATTCCATTTTGATGCACCTCATTCCTGTACGACAGGTGTCAGCCCATAGCCTTCACTGTCAAAGCTTTCGATCATGCCCACCAGCCGCACCCGTGGGATCTGTATGCCGTATCCGGTGTGCTGCATGGTGACAAAATCGCCGACCTGATAATCTTTTCCATAGACAAACTGATGGCTCTCCGTCACAATGGTTGCCTCACTGGACAGCACGGGAGCAACCAGATTCTCTGTGCCGCGTTCCCGCAGCATTTCTTTATACTCCGATTCGGAAACCACAGTTTCGCTGCCGTCGTCGTTCCGGATCGTCTGCGACAAGTCGCTTGCATTGACATAGATCTCATAGCGTGACAGCCCCGTCGGCGTTTCCTCTCCGGAATAGCAGGCAGCGGACTGCCGCCGGATTCCTTCTCCTTCGCCGTAGATATAGGCATAGTTCCGGTATTCGGAATAGTCCGAATTATAGATGTACGTCAGCAGATTGTCATAGGCATCGGAAAATACCACCGGCATATTTTCCCGCTGCATGATGCTGCGGTCTGTCCCCTGTGACAGTTCCAGAAACATGGCGTACTTGCCGGTATCGACTTCACGCAGCCGGATGTTGGCAGTGCCGCCAATGTTCCGGCACACGGTATAGATCCAGTCCATGAGGTTCTCATAGCTGACCTGCAAGACGTTCTTGATCTCCCAGCATTCCCCGGACACTGTGCCGATTTTCAGGGACGGGATTCCACGCTCAGCCGCCGTCCACGGGGTGATGCAGTTTTTCTGGACGGCGGTCTGCACGATCTCGCCGTATGTGCGGTATGCCGTAAACGACAGCGTAGGCGTGATGATGCGGCGGCTGAGCAGGCACATGAGAAACCGTCCGGAGATCGTCAGATAGTCGCCGTTCTCCGCATCTGTCCGCAGATACACGCCCTCAATGATGCCGTAGTGCCGCTTGTCGTCACTTCTGCCCACAATGTTCCCACGCCGGAACAGGGCGATGGTGTCCGCATTGGCGGAAACGTACACCTCAAACTTTCCCGGTGAAAAATACTCCACGTCCCAGATCAGACTGGAAAACGTGTCGCATATGCCGGTGAGCGTTACGCCCAGACCGTTTTCCGCACTGGCGGTCTGAAAAATTTCCAGATACACTGTCACACCCCCAGATAGGCATCTGTATGCCGAAATGTCACGATCAGATATTTCAGCCCTTTCATTGCCGTGAGATAAAAATGGGATTTCCCTGTGGGAAGCTCCAGCCAGTCAGAACCAGACACCCATCGGTTCATGATCGGCGTGGAAACGCCGTTTCTTGTCAGCGTCACCGTGCGGTGTCCGTGTCTGGTGGTAATGGTGATCTTGTCGCCCTCCAGAATATCCCCGGTGATCCGGAGATAGGCTCCGGTGTCGGCGTTATAGATCGTCGGCGTTCCTACGATGCCGCCTTTGGCTTCCAGCGTGATCTCCATGCCGATGGTGTCACCGTTGTTCTGTATGGTGATGCTGTTGTCGGTCCGATACACGCCCAGCGGCACACCGGGCTTTTCTGCAATAGCAAACGGAAACTTAAAACCGCTGACGATACTGCCGTGCTGCACAATGGTGTCCTGCGTACTGTAGAAGTATACGTCCGGACAGAGGATGCTGATCTGACCGGATACCGGCATATCAAACCGGGACGGCTCACAGGTTTCCACAACCCCCTCTGTATAGACATCGATGTTGGATGTCCGGTAATACACCTTGATGTATTCCGACGGCTTTGCCACACGATACAGCCTGTGCCGCCGTTTCTCCACGCCGACACCACGCATTTCAAAGGAAATGACGATATTCCGCTTTTCCAGAAACGCCCGGTTCAGCTGGCTGCCGTTCATGGTGGCATAGGTCGCCGTGCTGATCGTCGCACCGGGCGGGTCCAGTCCGGTGACTTTTGACATCATATAATGGTTTGCCGTTGTGCTCATGTCCAGCTGCTCTCCGGCGGCGTTTTCCAGAATCAAATGGTATTTCATGATGGTTCACCTCACCGGTTCAGTGCGTTGTTGGTCTGCCGATAGATCTCCAGACGGGACAGAGCCTTGGGGCTGTTGTTGGTCTGGTTCACCGTTCGGCTGTTGTCAGTCTTATAGTAGTTGTTGACGACAGCGGCATTTTTCCGGACGGCTGCCGTCATGGGATTCTGCTGCATTCGGTATGCTGCACCGGATGTCATGCCGTTCAGGCTCTCTACCGCAGTATTCCGCAGCTTGTCTGCCATGCTGCGGACAGACTTCACAGCGGACAGAGTGGAATCCTCAATGCCGATCGCAATGCCGGCAGGCAGGAACTTGCCGACCTCGTCACGCATCACCTTGGACGGCGACGCAATGCCGAAAAAGTCTTTCAGTCCGCCCAGTACACTGTCGCCGAATCCGGAGATCTTGTCCCCGATCCAGCCCACCATGTCACTGATACCGTTCCACAAGCCTTCCACCAGATCTCGTCCTACGTCCAGCATCATACCCGGCAGTTCCTTGATGTGATCCCAGATCGCACTGACAATGTCCGCTGCGGCAGAACCGATAGAGCCGAGGGAATTGCGGATGCCGTTGACAATGGAATCCCGCACTTCCAGCATCTTGCCGGGCAGCTTGCCCAGCAGTTCGCCCAGTGCTTCCATGATCTTTCCGAACAGCTCCCTGGACTTTTTCAACAGTTTCGGCACAGCGTCTACCACGGCATTCAGAATCGCACTGATGATCTGCGGCAGTGCATTGCCCAGAGCCACCAGAATTTCCGGAATCGCATCCACCAGAGCCATCAGCAGCTGAATGGCTGCGTCCAGAATGGTATCGATGTTGTTCGTGAAAAAGTCCACCAGCGTGGTGATGATGACCGGAATTGCAGCCACCAGTGCGTCAATGATCGTCGGCAGTGCGTCCACGATCGCCATAAGCAGTGTGATCGCCGCCTGCAGCAGTACCGGAATCGACGCTTGCAGGCAGTTCGTGATCGCTGTGAGGATCTGCGGCAGAGCTGCTGTCAGTGCGGTGATGAGTGTGGGCAAAGCATTCACAATTGCCATGAGCAGGGTCGTGGCAGCCTGTAACAGCTGCGGCACTGCACCGAGCAATGCTGTCACAATTGCTGTGATCAGCTGTGGCAGCATTGGTACAAGCGTGTTGACGATCATCGGTACAGCATCTACAATTGCCATGAGCAGCGTAGTTGCGGCTTGCAGCAGCTGTGGCACAAAAGCAGTCAGCTGCGTGACGATGCTTCCGGCAATGGTGACGGCTGCTTCTGCGAACTGCGGTAAAAACGCTGTTATCGCCTGAATCAATTGCAGAATCATATCAGAAACAGTAGCCATCAGCGTAGGTGTACTCTGTGCAAGCCCCTGCATAATGCCTCCGAGAATCTGTGTTCCCATTTCCAGAAGCTGCGGAAGCAGGTCTGATGCCATAGAAGAAACGGTATCCACCAGCCCCGTAACGGCAGATGCAATGCCTTCCTCTGCCCCGTCCGCACCGGCGATCACATCCATGAAGGCGTCAGACAGTTCCTGCAATGCAGGAGATACGCCGGAGATCAGATTCGCCTTGAAATTGGTCATGGTGGTTTGCAGCGGCTCCATGGCAGCTCCTACGCCTGCCACAGCGTCCTGATAGTTGACCGTTGCTTCCCGTGCATCAATGATGGACGCATTGTTCTCCCGATAGGTTTCCGCACTGTCGGCGTACAGTCCGTTCAGCGTGCTGATAATCAGCTGCTGCCGTTCCTGCTCATCGCCGCAGGCAGCCAGTGCCTCGTTGAATGCGTCCTCTGCACTCATTCCCTGGGATACGCCGCTCTGAAATGCGGACAGTGCCGCCGCATTGCCGCTGAGAGCATTTGTCCATGTGTCATTGCTGGCAGATGCCCAGTTGATCGCATCCGCCATTGTGCCGGTGATCTGTCCGACCTTCGCCGTTTCGTTGACACTCTCCGCCAGACCGTCCAGCGGAATGGAATCACCGTACACCGCCCAGATGCCGGTGGCACTGTCCAGCAGGCTGTCCATGTCCTGCATGGATACGCCCAGCTTTTCAAAGTTGGAAATAGTGGTCGTGGTGGCGGTTTCATCGCCCAGAACGCCGTACAGCTGGCTGTATGCCTGTGTGATGTAGTCCGCATCCATGCCTGCCGCAGATGTGGCAGTGTACAGCTTGGACATATTCTCCCGGTACTCCTGCGTAGATTCGCTGAGTTCGGCAAATGTGGAAATGGCATCGCCGATAGCACTCACCAGTGCAGTCAGACCGTTTCCGATAAAGGTCGCCACAGCCCCGTCCAGAACGGAAAAGCCGTCGCCGGAATCCCTGGCAGATTCGCCAAGGTCTTTTGTACCGTCACCGGCATTCTCCGCTGCATCTCCCAGATCGTCCGCTGCATCGCTGAGTTCGCCGATCTCCTCGCTTGCATCACCGGAATCCTGTGCCGCCTGCTCCGCAGCGTCGCCCAAATCTTCCGTGGCATCTGCCGCGGTATCCAGCTGGGAATCGTATCGTTTCAGTTCGATCTCTGTTGCTGCGATCTCACGCTGCAATGCGGCGAACTGCTCCTGTGAGATCTTTCCCTCTCCCAGCTGCTTTTCCGCCTGCACAGCTGCGTCCTTCAGCGTTTCCAGTTTCTCCTCTGTCTTGCTGATCGCCTGCGTCAGCAGTTCCTGCTTCTGGGCAAGCATTTCCGTGTTGGTAGGGTCCAGCTTCAGCAGCTTTTCCACATCCTTCAGCTGTGCCTGTGTGGAAGCAATGGACTTGTTCACATCATGCAGGGATTCCGAAAGCTGCGTGGTGTCGCCGCCGATCTCAATGGTCAATCCCTTGATACGCCTATCATTTGCCACAGCACTTCACCTCCATCAGAATGTGTCAAAATCCCGCTGTGTCGCACGGATCGGATAGTCATAATCATCGTTGGAACGCTCTGAAAACATATCGATCACCATGCCGTATGTCAGGACGTTCAAGTCCTCCATCGACAGTCCCAGCTCCACACACCGGAGCAGGAACAGTGCCGTCGTCATCGGGCGTTCTGTCGGACGTTCTTTTTTTTAAGGTCTACGTTTGTCTTTTGGCTGGCTGCCCACAGCTTTGCGATCTGCGGGAATGCACGCCAGACAGACATCATGCCGAACTGATCCAGCCATTCCTCCACCGTGTCCGGCACGCTGCTGTCCGCCGCCTTTGCCATCACATAGGCGATGTTCTCAAACGTGCTCATCTTGCCCAGATCTTTCAGATCGATCTGTGCTTTCTGCTGCTCACCGGTTTCCGCCGGCTTGTGGAACTGCTCTGTCAGATCTCCGATGTCAGAAAAAATGTCAGAGCCGGTCAGTGCCATGTACAGTCTTGGAACGGCGGCAGAGGCACGGAACTTCACCGGCTTGCCGTCGATCATGATCTTCTTTTCCAGCATTGCTTATTCCCCCGTTGCTTCTGTCACATTCGGTACATATACCGCCTTGTACCAGTTTGCGTATACTTCAGAATCCGTTTCCTCACAGGTGCGGCACTTGACTAGACCATTGTCCAGTGCTGCGGCAGTGAAGGAGCAGGTTTCCGTTTTCGGTGTCTTGGTATCTGTGTTGGTTTCGCCCTCTACTGCGGTACGGGACGCTGTGCAGCAATACAGCACATGGCGGATGTGATTTACATCGCCGTCGAACTCAAACAGCAGTGCAAACTGTTTCAGCTCTGCATCGTTCTTCTCCACCAGCACTCCCTTCTGATCCAGAATCTCGCCCAGCACGTCTTTGCGAAATTCCAGCGACAACAGTGCCAGCTCCAGATCCCCCTCATAGCCGGAATTGTTGTTGATGACGTAGAACACACGGTTGTCCGCATAGAAGTTCTCCGGCTCGCCGGAGGGGTTCACCGACAGCGACACGCCGCCGGGGATCCGCACCGGTGTGTCATATGTGGCATTGCCGTCATCATCAATATGGCACATCGCAAAATGCACCTTGTTCAAACCGAATTTTACCTTGTTTTTCTTTCCTGCTGCCATTTTATACGCCAGCCTCCTTCATTCTAAGTCAGACTTCCATTTCATACAGGACTTCATAGAGCCGTTCGCTCTCGATCCATGTTTCCGATTTTACATAGCTGATCCCGTGTGCGGTCAGGACATCTTCCACCCGCTGCTCTGCGTCCGGATCTTTCGTGTCCGTGTACAGTTCCACGTCCAGCTGCTTCCAGCTGTAATAGTTGATGTTGTCGGCGTGGAACGTATGCTCTCCCGGCGACAGGTACACCACAAACGGCGGCGGCGGACTTTCGCCCTCTGCGAAATGATGGTATGCACAGGGCAGTCCGATCTCCTGCATCATCGCCGTGATCTCTTCATAGGTCATACGCTCAGCCTCCCAACGCTTCTGTAATCAGGGTTTCCAGCATCTCTGCACCGTGTTCCTCTGCCGGAGCAACGTGCGGTCTGGCAGCCACACGCCCGCCATTCCGCTTTGCGTGTCCCTTTTCTAGCAGGTGTACGATCTGATACTTCCGGTTGTGTACGGACATATGCCGCATATGTGCCTTTTCTTCCACTACAGACGCACGCCAGCCCTTCCGGTATTTGCCGGTCTTGCCGTCAGGTGATGTGGTCACCAGTTCTTTTCGGGCTGCCTTTGCCGTCTGTGTGACAGCGTCTTTCATGGCGTCCTCCGCCAGCTCCACATACTCCTCCAGCCCTTCCATCACCGCCGCTGCCAGATCGTCAATATCCACATTGCTCATCACATTCCACCAGCCTTTCCCGCTGCGACACCGCCGTGATCTGCACCAGATCGCCGCTGGTGTAGTACGGCATCACACCGGTAATGTTGTAGATCTCGCCGCCGAACAGGATCCGGTGGCGGTTGCTGCACAGTGCCGCTGTCGTGGCACTTTTCAGCACGATCGCTTTCATCGTCTGCCGCATGGACGTAACACCCGCCTCTGTTCCCTCCGTGGATGCAGTAATTGTCACGTTTGCCCACAGCTCCAAAAAATCCGTCCATGCACTGGTGTGGTTGCCGATGCGGTCTGTCACCGTTTCGTTCTGCTGCACGGTGATACGCTGGTTTCTCTCTGCAATTGATATTGCCATCAGATCACTCCCTCCCGCTGTGCAAACAGCATTGCCCGCAGCGTCAGCAGCAGGGCGTTGTGGTCGGCGTTCTCCCGGTGGGTATACAGATAGGCGACGGCGTACAGCGTGGCAGTGTGACAGGTCTCCTCCTGCTCATACTGCTCTGCCGACACCCTGCCCACGTCCTGCACCGTCTGCTTTGCAGTCAGCAGCAGGGACTGGATCAGCTCGTCGTCCTCGGAATGCTCCACACGGAGATAGTTCTTTGCCTCTTCCAGCGTCACCATACAGCACCTCCGTCACTTCACTGCCAGCAGCTTTACCGCCTCGGGCAGGATCAGCTTGCCGTCCACACGCTTGGATGCCAGGAAGCCCACCTGTCCGGTCATGGAGAACAGCTCGTCCAGACGCTTGAAGGTGATGCCCTGCCGGTCGCCGATCCAGTAGTAGCTGAAATCGCCGAAGGCAATGCCGGTCTTGCCGGACGCCAGAGCCGGGATGTAGCTGGAAGTCACATACGGGCGGTTCATGATCATGTCCGGCACGCCGGCAACCACAGACGGCTGCCAGATGTACTGCCCTGTGGTGTCCTTCACCTTGCGGAGTGCCTTGACAGTGGCGTCGTTCATCGCCCATGTGCCTTTCTTGCGGTACGGGCTTTTCAGGCTGTGGTACAGCTCCAGCATATCGTCAAAGGTCACCGATGCCGATGCGGCAGTCACGCCGGTCTCTGCACCGTCGGTGGCATTGAAAATACCGGTCGGCTTGCTCTTGCCGTCACCGACCCAGAACGCCTCCTCTTCCTTTGCACCCAGCCGTCTGCCGAACTCTCTGGAGATGTACGCCTCCAGATCAAAGGCGGCATCATTGAGCAGCTCTGTGGAAACTTTCAGTGCCGTACCCACCTTGTACGCACCCAGGGACTTCTGTCCGAATGTATCGTCTGACAACGGGAAAGTACCTTCCTCGTCAATCCACGATGCCTCTCCCTTGTCGCTGACAATGGGAATCTTCCGGTCGCCGGATGCTGTGATGATCACAGTCGCCAGTGTGCGGAACACAATTTCATCCTCCAATGCCTCGATCAGCTGACGCTCGTGAGGTAGCAGTGTGCCGCCTTATCATCTTTCGATGACAGGTTTGCACAAAGCCCCTCCCAAACCGTGCTTACACCTCTCGATGTACACGGCTTT